AAAATGTGGACGAGGCAGACCAAGCCGTTATGAAAGCGGAAATGGAAACAGGGATTTCTCAAACGCCGGTACAAATGGAAATGGATTTAACAAAACCCAAGGCAAAACCCGTTCAAAACACACAAGAACAGATTTATGGGCTAGAAACCAGACTGTACGACCTAAATAATGTTATCAGGCAAGAAGGTGGCGTAATGAGCAAGACCAACCTTCAAAAAATTAATAAAGAAATAAACGAAATTCAAAGTAAACTAAACAAATTGCAGGGATACAAAAATGGGGGAATAGTACAAAATAGTGTAGACTATGCCCTAGAACAATGGACATAAAATGGCTGTAGACGAGAGCAACAAACCCACAAACATCGACAGAATCACGGACCTCATTGATTTAGACATTGAGGCTGGTCAAGAAGTTGAGATCGAAGCACCGCTGCCCACGGACAGCGATGTAGAGGTCAGTTTTGGACAGGACGGCAGTGCCGTTCTTGACTTTATGCCCGATGAAATGAACGTTGAGGCAATGATTCCTTTTGATGCAAACCTTGCAGACTATATAGACGAAGGAGAACTCGGTGCGTTGTCTGCTCAACTACTGGGCGATTTTGAAGAAGACCGAATGAGTCGTGACGAATGGGAAGATGCGTATGTCAAAGGACTGGATCTTCTCGGGTTTAAATACGAAGACCGAGATCGACCGTTTCCTGGCGCAAGCGGTGTCACTCACCCCCTCCTTGCTGAGTCGGTTACACAATTTCAAGCCTCTGCTTTTAAAGAACTACTGCCCGCTCAAGGACCGGTAAAAACAAACATTGTAGGAATGGCTACACCAGAAGTGGAAGCCCAATCTGATCGAGTTCGTGAGTTTATGAACTATCAGATTACAACTGTTATGGAAGAGTACACTCCCGAAATGGATCAGTTGTTGTTCTATCTCCCGTTGGCCGGTTCTGCATTTAAGAAAGTTTATTACGATCCGTCTTTGCAAAGAGCCGTCAGTAAGTTTGTCCCTGTTGAAGATTTGGTGGTGCCGTATGCGGCGAGCGATTTAGAAACATGTGCAAGAATTACGCACGTAGTCAAGATGTCCTACAACGACATACGCAATCAACAACTGTCTGGATTTTATAGAGACATTGAGGTAACACCTGCGTACACCAGCACACAAACAGTGACGCAAGACAAAGTAGAAGAGATCGAAGGCATCAGCGGGTCGGGCAACGACATGATGTATGAGCTTCTTGAGTTTCACGTCAACATGGAAATGCCTGGGTTTGAAGACCCGGATGGCCTACACCTACCATTTATAATTACAGTGGACAGAACTTCTAGCCAAATTCTTTCCATTCGACGCAACTATTACGAAGACGATCCACTCAGGCGAAAAATCGCCTATTTTGTACACTATAAGTTTCTCCCGGGACTGGGTTTCTATGGCTTTGGCTTAATCCACATGATTGGTGGTCTCTCTCGAACTGCAACAGCGGCACTTAGGCAACTCATTGACGCAGGAACCCTGTCCAACCTCCCGGCTGGTTTTAAGGCGCGAGGCATAAGAATTAGAGACGATGAGACACCTTTAGAACCCGGAGAATTTAGAGACGTAGACGCACCAGGAGGCGCTCTAAAAGATTCTTTAATGCCTCTCCCTTATAAAGAGCCAAGTGGAACCTTATTCCAATTAATGGGCTTTTGTGTAGAAGCCGGTCAGCGGTTCGCGGCTATTTCAGACATGCAAGTTGGCGAAGGCAATGAACAAGCGGCAGTCGGAACGACATTAGCACTCATGGAACAGGGGACCAAGGTCATGTCCGCGGTTCACAAACGACTGCATTATGCCCAAAAAACAGAGTTTAGAATATTAGCCAGAGTTTTTTCTGAGTTTCTTCCGCCAGAGTACCCCTATCAGGTCGTTGGCGGAGATCAGATGATAAAACAGTCGGATTTTGATAGCCGTGTCGACGTCATTCCAGTTTCTGATCCAAACTTTTTCTCTTTTTCACAACGCATTGCGTTGGCGCAACAAGAACTACAACTGGTGCAAAGCAACCCAGAAATCCACAACATAAAAGAAGCGTATCGCAGAATGTATACGGCACTGGGTTCTCAAAACATTGAGACACTTTTACTGCCTGATCCTCCACCTCCTTCTCCGGTAAGCCCAGCGTTGGAGAACGCTTCGGCAATGATGGGCGCACCTTTAACCGCTTTTCCAGACCAAGACCACGATGCGCACATGGAATCACACATTGCGTTTTTAGAAAACCCTATGGCAACAATGAACCCTATGGTGGCAACAAGCTTGCTTTCCAATGTTTTTCAACACGTTGCGTTTAAAGCNGANCANATTGCTGAAGAACANTTACANCAATTGGCGGCAGAAGATCCGCAGTTACAACAACAGTTGGCACAAGAGCAACAAATGATGATGCAACAACAAATGATGGCACAACAAGGGGGAATGTCTCCACAGCCGATGCCGCCTAATCCACTAAGAGAACAAATGAAAGCACAAGTTGAAGCTGATTTAATAGAAGAAATAATGCCAAGAATAAACGAAATTATGGCTGTGGCAGAAGGCAACGAGGGTGTATTGGCATTGAAACAACAAGAACTTATGATAAGATCACAAGAGAACGAAGACGACAAACGCATCGCTGAAGAGAAACTGGAGCTTGAGCGTGAAAAAATGAACGTGCGGGAAGAAACCGACGAAGAGAAGATGAGAAGCCAAGAAGACATCGCAGCACTGAGAGCATCTATTTCTCGTGAAAAAATGGAACAAGCTAAGAAGAAATAATGGCAATATTACCAAAAAACCCACTCACAAACGAAAAGTTACTTCCTGACGATATTTCTATTAGGTCGTGCCCAAGTCCAGAAGAACATATTCAACTAGCAAATAACGATTGGATATTGGCCGGGGAAATTAAAGTAGGTGATGAAGTTATTACTTCAGAAGATCCTCAGAAAGTAACTTTTGCAAAAACAATTGAAGATAGTCCAAGACGAGAAGTTTTGTTTACAAAAGGAGACAGTATTGTAACATCACCTAGTCACCCTTATTTTGTAAAAAACAAAGGTTTTGTAGACGTAGAAGATTTGAAAGAAGGGGATGAAGTTGGGGACCTGATTGTTAGTGAAGTAAAACCTTTCTCCGATGGCCCTGTAATTCATATTTCAGTGGACAAAGTTCAAACTTATATGCTACGAGGCGGAACAGAAGAAAACCCTGTGCCTGCTTTGTCGCATAATAAATTACCACCACCCGAATCAAGAGACCCGGGCCAAGGCTTTAATTTTAGTGATTTTATGACTGCGGCCGATGCGGAAGAACTTTTTAGAAACATGGACACCAGCGGTATTGAGGCCGGTGTTTTACAAAAAATGGGTGTTCCAGACTTTCTAACAAACACTCAAGTACAGGACGCCATAAACCAAGCTCTTGGAGCAACAGACTTTCTAAGCCAAGAAGACGTTGAAAGAATGCTGCAACAACAAATGAACAATCAAAACATCGATTTAAGTGATTACNCAACAAGCTCAGATCTTTCTGGTTTTTTNACNCAAGANCAGATTCAACAAATGATTGNAAACGCTCAGATGCAAGGCATGACCGAAGATCAAATTTTAAAGATGATTCAAGAAGTCACAGGCGGCCAAATGAGCGATGACGCTATAAGAGAACTTATAGCTGAAGCCGTGGCTGGAGCCGGAGGGCTTACCGAACAACAGATTCAACAAATGATTGATGCAGCGATGGGCGGAGGCATGACTGCCGAACAAATCCAAGACATTATTGCACAACAAGGATATTTAACAGAAGACCAAATTAAAGCCATGATGGGAGAGTCAGGGTATTTAGGACAAGAAGGAGTAAACGCCTCTGTTCAAGCGGCTCTCGATGCTGCACTAGGACAAGGCGGAGCAATCGATTCTGCTATTGCAGCCGCCATGCAAAACACCGGTACAAGTACAAACTATCCCGAATTAAATCCTATATATTCACCAGGAGGACCAAGGCCAGGTTTTGAATATGACATGGGTTTTGGAACTTGGTCTCCGTCTGCGCCACCACCAAATAATCCTTATGGAAACACAAACCCTTATGAATTAATGCTAGGACCCTTTGCTGGAATGACGCCTTTTGCTGGTGGAACCAAAACAGGAATTGAAACCATAGCGCCGCCTCAAACAACACCAATAATTATAAATAAAACACCTGACGGTATTCCAACCCAACGTTTAAAAAAAGGAATGGTTTACGGCGGATAAAGGAGAGAAATTATTGACAGTTTAGATTTTGCTTATAAACTATTGAAAATAGTAAAAGAAAAGCAAGAAAGAGTACAAACGATGATGCTTAACGGCGAAGTAAAAGACTGGGAGCATTATCGCAATTTAACAGGACAAACAGAAGCTTTGGCTTATGTTATATCTGAGATAGACACGTTACTAGATAAATCAGGAGATTAAACTGTGAGTGACGCCACCACCGCCCTTGAAGAGAAGTGGGCGCAAGAAGAGGCTAGTAAAGCGCCTTTAGAAAAAGCTTACGAAAAAATTGGACAAAAGAAAACGGATGAGGAGAAACTCAATCCAGAAAAACTTTCTTCCGATTTATTAAGCCAACTGCCTACTCCAACAGGGTGGAGAATACTCATTCTTCCCTATCGTGGAAAAACTCGAACAGAAGGCGGTATTTATCTCACAGAACAAACAGTAGAACGACAACAACTGTCCACGGTCCTTGGTTATGTGTTAAAGGTTGGCCCTTTGGCTTACCAAGACGAACAGAAGTTTCCAACAGGACCTTGGTGCGAAGACGGAGATTGGGTGTTGTTTGGACGATATGCCGGTTCTCGTTTTGATATAGAAGGCGGCGAAGTAAAAATTCTTAACGACGATGAAATCATCGCTAAAGTAGAAGACCCAGAAGCAATTCTGCATAATTATTAACATGAGGAGCAAATCATGCCAGCACAAGAACTGACAAAAACTGACGAAGAAAAAATGGTGGACCTGGATGTTTCCGGTCCTGCCGTTGACGTCGAACTACCACAAGACGGCGCCGTAATTACAGAGGTAGGCGAAGAACCCTCTGTAGAAGTAGAAGAAGAGAAACTTGTAGTTGTGGAAGAGACACAAGCAGAAGAAAAGCAGGAAGAACTTCAAGACTACGGTAAAAAAGTCCAAAAAAGAATTGATAAACTAACAGCAAAACTGCGAGAAGCCGAACGTAGAGAACACGCAGCGACAAAGTTTGCGGAAAGCGTTAAAAAAGAAAACGAAGGGCTTAAAACTAAAAACACTACTTTGGACGGAAACTATATTGTAGAGTTTGCAAATCGTATCACTACAGAAACAGAGGCGGCAAAAGAACAGCTAAGACAAGCCACTCAAAACGACGAAATTGATAGGCAGGTAGAAGCACAACAAAAATTAGCAAGACTCGCTGTTGAAGCACAAAACCTTAAAAATTTAAACGAACAAAGAAAAGCTCAAGCAGATAAAGCACCGTCTCCCGCTACGTTGGATCAAGTTTTTGAAAACAACGTCGCAAACGAGACGCCTGCACCGCCTGATCCAAAAGCGGAAGCATGGGCAGCTAAAAACGACTGGTTTGGCAAAGACGCCGCTATGACTATGACCAGTTTTGTTCATCATCGTCAACTAACAGAGGAAGAAGGGTTTGACGGAACTGAAGATGAGTATTATGATGAGATAGATAAACGAATGAAGGCAGAGTTTCCTCACAAGTTTGATGAAGGAACTTCTGTCGTCGAAACAAATAAACGTCCCGCCCAAACGGTCGCATCTGCAACACGCAGTCCGAAAAGAGGGCGCGGCAAGAACACTGTGAGACTCACACCATCACAGGTTGCTATTGCTAAAAAATTAGGTGTGCCACTAGAAGAGTATGCAAAACACGTGAAGGAGTAAAGCATGACTAAAAAAACAGAAAACAACACTCGCGCTTCACGCGAGACCGATACTAGAGAAAAACAAGCTCGACGTAAACCATGGTCTCCGCCATCCGCATTGGATGCGCCCCCGCCTCCTGAAGGCTATCGACATAGGTGGATAAGAACCGATGTCCGCGGACAATCTGACACGAAGAATATGTCAGCAAGACTCCGTGAAGGATATGAACCTGTGAGAGCAGATGAATATCCGGACTTCGAAGCTCCCACCATTGAAGACGGTAAACACGCAGGATGTATTGGGGTAGGAGGGCTGATATTGGCCCGTATACCTGAAGAAACAATCGAAGAAAGATCGCACCATTTTGATCTCAAAACTGAGGGACAAATGGACGCTGTTGACAACGATTACTTCAGAGACGGATCACATCCCTCTATGTCGGTTTCTAAACCAAATCGGCAATCTCGTGTAACATTGGGCGGTAAGAGAGCGGCTGATAAGGCTTAACTTTTATCGGTAATTTAATATCATCTTATTTAGAGGACTAAATAAAAATGGCTAACGTAGATAAAGCCTTCGGGCTTCGTCCGTATAAAGGACTTAATGTTGGTTCGGCTGTACAGCAAGCTAATAAGTATAGTATTGACCCTTCCGGATACGGTACAAGCATCTTTCAAGGTGACTTGTGCATATTCGCAGGCGGATATATTAACAGAGCAGCGGCTAGTTCAGCTAACATAGTTGGTGTGTTTTCACATTGTTACTATGTTAATTCCAGCGGAGAGCCTACGTTTTCGAATTACTACCCTGCAAGCACAACTGCACTCGGAAGTGGCGCTATAGATGTATTCATCTATGACGACCCTAATCAAATGTTTGTTGTACAAGCAGACGGCGCATCGGCTGTTACCTGTATAGGTAGAAATGCTGATACCGACGGAATTGGTGGTAGTACGACTACGGGCGTAAGCACTCGAGAGCTCGACTCAAGCACAATCGCCACAACTCAAGCTTTACAGCTTAAGATTGTTGGTGTGGTTCAAGATGATTCTAACGGAGATCTCACAGCGAATAATGCAAATTTGGTTGTAATAATCAATGAGCACGCTTACAGAGGTCCTGTGGCTGGAACTTAAGGAGTATAGATAATGGCAATAAGTAGAGCGCAACTCGTAAAAGAATTGCTACCTGGCTTGAATGCTCTCTTTGGACTAGAGTACGGCAGATATGACAACGAACATGAAGAAATTTATGACGTTGAATCAAGTGACCGCGCTTTTGAAGAAGAAGTTATGCTTACCGGTTTCGATGCAGCACCCGTTAAATCTGAAGGAGCAGGTGTAGCATTCGACTCAGCACAAGAAGCCTTTACCTCTAGGTATACCCATGAAACCATTGCTTTGGCGTTTTCAATTACTGAAGAAGCTATCGAAGATAATCTTTATGACAAATTGTCAGCAAGATACACTCGTGCGCTTGCAAGAAGTATGTCAAACACTAAGCAAGTAAAAGCAGCATCTGTCTTAAACAGAGCCTTTAACACAAGTTATTTAGGCGGCGACGGTAAAGAGCTTTGCGCAACTGACCACCCAACTGTAGGTGGCGCTAATTTGCGTAATGAACTTTCTACCTCTGCTGACCTTAACGAAACTTCGTTAGAGCAAGCACTGATTGACATTGCAGCATTTACAGATGAGCGTGGACTAAAAGTAGCACTTCAAGGAATGAAACTAATCATCCCTAAAGAACTACAGTTCACTGCTGATAGGCTCATGGAAACACCTGGTCGTGTAGGAACTTCTGATAATGATATAAACGCAGTACGCAACATGGGCATGGTCCCTGAAGGCTACGTCGTAAATCATTATCTTACTGATACCGATGCCTGGTTCATTAAGACTGATTGTCCAAACGGTTTCAAAATGTTTAACCGTTCGCCAATCAAGACTTCAATGGAAGCAGACTTCGATACTGGTAATGTTCGATATAAGGCACGCGAAAGATATTCGTTTGGGTGGTCTGACCCCCGAGCAGTCTTTGGCAGCCCCGGAGCATAAAGCTAAATATGGAACCCCGCCGCGGGTTTCTTACTCAACGCGGCACACTTTCTCTTTCTTTTTATATTTTTTCCAAGTAATATAGTTATTGTATCTAGGGATAACCTTGTCCTATCGACTGACCTAGCAGACAAGCCAAGACAATAGGACTTATTTTTTCAGGAGAAAAAATTATGGCAAAATCAACCTTTTCAGGACCAGTTAAATCACTAGCTGGCTTTATTTCGGCAGGAAACGCTAACGTAGTTAGTCTAACTGCTGACACAACTTTGACTGTTGCAGCACACGCTGGGAAAGTCATAGTGACTAATGACGCAGACGGTAAATTTACTTTACCCTCTATTGTTGCAACTGCTCCAGGCAGTGACGACGATCCAAACCAAACCAATAACCTAGGCGCTACTTTTTACATTTATAGTCGTTACCGCAGCAACAGATATGGACATCCTAACCGATGGAACCGATAAATTTGTGGGCGGTCTTTACACCGGAGTTACTGATGCAACAGGGAAGACTTTTATCTCTGGTGCGAGCAATGATGTTATCACTATGAACGGAAGCACTAAGGGCGGACTTGCTGGTAGCATTGTAAAAGTAACTGCAATGGCTTCTGCTAAGTATGCGGTGGAAGGAATCATACTTGGTTCAGGAACACTAGTTACTCCATTCGCTGACGCATAAGGAGGTAAACCATGGCTAATACAGTCACAGGCCCTACCATTCAATATGACTATGACAAAAAACTAGTTGTTTATTGTTCAGTTTTATCAGACGGAAGCGCAAGTAGCACAACGTTGGTCGATGTTTCAGCATTGACAAAAAACAACGCAAAATCTTGCGCTCACGTTGCACTGAGTAAAATCTGGTACACAGTAGGCGGAGGAACAGATGCTCCTGCTTCCCTAGATTGGGATGCAGACACTAACGTTACTTTCTTAACGCTTTCTTATGACAATATGTTTGACTTTAGTTCTATTGGAGGATTGGTTAACACAGAAGCGACGGGATACAGTGGAGACGTTCTTTTCGTTATTCCATCAACTTCCGATGCAGGAAATGAATACACAGTCTGGTGCGAGTTCATAAAATACTATGAAGCACCTAATAATTAGAGGTAAATTATGCCAGGACTAGGAAGAAAAAGAGAAATGATACGAGAAGGCCAAGACTGGACCCAAGAAGGCTCCGGCTACACAGGCGGCAAAAAAGTTAGACGCTACATGGGCGGAACAGGTCCAAAAGGTGTTATGAAATACGGACATGGCGGATCTTCGGGATATAAAGCAAGGTCTCGTAGGCCTTAATCATGGCAACTTCAGGGACAACCGCGTTTGACCTGAACGTTGATGAGTTAATTGAAGAAGCTTTTGAACGTTGTGGTCTGGAACTTAGAACA